GGATACATCGGAGGGAGTGATTCAGCGAACACACGACTCAGCATCCTGAATTCTTGTTTCTGTGCATAATGCAGTCTTTTGTGTATGGCTGACATCACCTTGGAACCGCGCTCAAGAAGAGCAACAGTTGTACCTACCGCAGCTTGCTGATTTCCATCTCCCACCTGCATATCAGTAATAGCGGCGAATCTACGACCAGCATCCACCACAAAGCCCAAAAGGGCCATCAGGGTCTGGCTCGGTTCCTTGTAAGGGAGCGGCAAAATACTTTCCCGCAAAGCACCTCCAGGGACATCAATATCGCGAAATTCACCAGGAGACAAAGGCTCATCAGGATCACGAATACGGATACCGCGAGCTTTAAAGCCCGCGGGAAGATTAGCAAGTGTCCCAGCATCTATAAGTTGTCGCAGAATGGAAGTTGCTGAACGACCCAGACCCCCAATCATGTGAAGCAACCCAAAGCCATAGAAACCCAGACCAGGTAAAAACTTGTAGTGTGTGAAATACTGAACCTTACGATAGAACTCATCGCCATCACGCCAGTTCCTGCGAACCGACAGAACTTTTGAACTGCCTTCATCTATCGTAACAATGTAAGGAAGCTTGATACCTGTCTGTTCTCCGTCAATAGGACTCACATGCTCAAACCCCGGAAGGTCCAGATCCGTGTGAACCTCGAGTATTGTGCAATCCTGATCATCTGCCCCCGTTCTCTCGACCCCCATCAGGTTACGTTCTTTCTCCCTTAGTTCGTCATCGGAGTCATAAGGAGAAAGTTCGATGTCCCGGTAAAAACCACCCGCCTGGAATTTACGAACATCATTCGTGTTCATGCGAATGACATGAGTGACACGGGAAGCGGAATTCAGATCAGTGGCGTTATAGGGAACAAGCAGATCATCCGCGGGGACAAATCTTGAAACCGCTCTATCAAGAATGTCATCGAAATAAACTTTCTTGAACGCCGAGCCGGCCAGAGGGAGATAGAACAGCAGACGATCCATCTCAGGGTCGTACTCTTCCATTATATGCGTGATCTGATAGTTCATGAATTCCTGAACGCGCCGGGCCTGCCCCTCTACGTCAGGAGTCGCTGCACCAACAACCTGAGTACGGACAGGGCCGGAACTAGGAAGAAGTTCCTTGTAGGCTTGCGCCTGAAACTGGGTGACTGCTTCTGCAATGAGAGGGTGAGTTACGCCACTGGCACCACGAAATGGTTCCTCGCGCTCTTGATACTTCACACCCAGAAGTTCCAGGCCATCCGTATAAGCGTCTTCCCATTCCTGACGACCACTCTTGTCGTCTTCGTAATAACCCAGGAGTTCTGAGGAAATCCCCATCAGAACTCTCTCGTCCAGGATTTCCGCCAGGTTGGCATCAGGCTCTGCCTGAAGTCCCTCGGTAACCATCTCGCCAAAGTTGAGGACAACGGAACCATCCTCTTCTTCCGTCATCTCTGTAGGTTCTTCAATCTCCTCGACTTCGATTTCTTCGTCTGTAAGGCCACCAAGAGGCATTCCCTGAGAGGGAATAGCGTCATCAATCAGAGAAATAGGTTCTCTCGCCATTATTTACTCACCCCTTTGAACTTTTCAAATGTTCTGAGACCACCTAATCCGAGCATCCCCATTAAGACAGGCATCATCTGGCCCATGTCCAGCACGGGAAGATCCATAAGGTGACCTGTCTGTGCGAGAATAAACTGCAAAATTGGGGTAGCCACATATGTCCATGCAAGCGCAACCCCGCATGACCAGCCAATGAAAGGGCGCCAGCCAGCGACAAAGATGTTCCTGTGGGCTGCTTCCTGTTTATTGATATCTAATTGGGCTAAATCAATCTGGGCAAGATGTGTTGCCAACTGTTTTTCAATCTCGCGTTCTGCTTTTGCACGAGCTTCTTTATCTTCAGGCAGAAACCTCCCCACAACATTCGTAATCGCAGGCAGAAGTGCTGGGAGTAACGAAGCAAACACGGCATAATCCTTTATAAGCAGATAAAGTTACCATACAATTCTGTAATTACAAATCCTGATGTTTATTCGTTGCGTAACTCATCGACATCGCAGCGCAAGTATTTTATACAAGCCAGCCGTTGCGGTATCCATCGGCCTTTAGCCTTTGTGTCAATATTTTTAGATGAGACCCCTTTCTTTCAAAATGAAAGCGCCTACGCCGGCAACGATCCCTGCGATTATAACTCCAGCGTTGTTCATGAGAACGCCTATACCTACAACAGCCAAACCAACGGCCGCATAGGTGGAAGGTTCACGCATCCGTTCCATAATCCATTTTCCCATGGAAAACTCCTAATAGTATTGTCGAATCTGTGGACGATAAGTAGGTTTGTCTTCTTCCTCGTCACTGTCAAGACGAAGAAATCCCCCTTTACGGTATCTAATAAGTGCCATAGACATACTGTCGCAGTAGTCATCATAATCGCCATTCGGGAAGGCCGCACATTCCTCGATAACCTCTTCCGAGAACTTCTTTTCAGGCGCCCAGACCTTGCCGGATTCAAATATGGGAGCCACCATGTGCATCCGTGTGTGCTTGTCCCTCCCCTTCGACGGCGTGTAATTCACCACAGGAATCCCCATCGTCCGTAACTCGTCCGTGAGCGGTGTTCCAGTGGCCTTGGCCTCAATCAACACCATATCCGGCTCCCAGTATTTGTACTCTTCCATGGCGTGAGACTTCAATTCAGGGAAATCCCAGCGGCCACGCTTCGCATCCATCAGGATGATGTTTTCGGGACCCCCCTCTTTGGGCTGAAATACACCCCATGTCGTAATAGCCGAATAGTCAGCCGTCTCCTTCTTCGAAAACGCCGTATCATAACTCTGCATGATGTAGCTGACAGTAGGTATGTCTTCCTTCTCCCACTTGTTCCACCACTCCTTCTTTATAATGGCACCTTCTTCCGAAGTCGGGTTCTGCTGCCATTGGGCATTCCACTTGTTCAGGGACAACGAAGCCTTGACCCTTAATAACTCGTCCTTGTTCCAGAACTCTGGCCAGAGCACCTTGTCGCTCGGCAGTATCGCCGGAAACTCCACCACCTCCCACTGGTCAGCCAGTACGTCGGACGCCTGTGCCTTGATGAGTTTCCCCGTCAAATCCTTCAATGACCACCGCGTCATGACCATCACAATGGAACCACCAGGCTGGAGCCTCTGCCGGGGACCCGAAGTATACCACTCGTAAGCATTCTCCAATGCGCTCTCGGATAACGCATCCTGCTCCGAATGCGGATCGTCAATGATCAATAAATCAGCACCGCGACCCGTGATCGCACCACCCACACCCGCCGCGAAGTATTCCCCACCCTGGCCCGTGTCCCAGCGACCAGCCGCCTTCGAATCAGCCCGCAAATCCACATCCGGGAATATCTCCTTGTAAACCTCCAGCTCCATAAGATTCCTGACCTTGCGGCCAAACCGAACCGCCAGCTCCGCCGTATGGGTGGTCTGGATGATCTTTAACTCTGGATTCCTGCCAATCAGCCAAGCCGGCAGCATGTAAGACGCAAATTCCGACTTCGTATGACGCGGGGGCATGTTGATAATGATCCGTGAACCGGGGGTCACGGCCAGCTTTTCAAATTTCTCGGCAACTTTCTTGTGATGGGTCCCTTCTATAAAACCACTGTAAACGTGATGAACAAACGCCATGAAGGAATCCTGGGCCTTGTCCCGTACAGACAAGGTTTCCCTAGCCTGCTCCAGGGCCAGTATCTCACGAACTACCTCATCTGACGCGTTTAGCACGTTTCCATCCTAAATAATCCGCGGCCTCCTGCACATTCGCAAAGCACACAAGAAACGCTGTTTCAGATTTGGCTAGAGGATCAATTACAGCCGTGATCGCCTCACCATACTGCTGCTGACCATGACCTAACCGGTCAGCATACTCGTCCTCCGTCTTATACCCCTTCGCTCTGGCCGTCCAGTAAACACGATTTGTCCACTCATCCTCATACTGCGCCAAAGCCCAGTGATGACGGTGACCTGAAATGTACAATGAAGCTTCCTGCGTAAACTTCGCACGCTTCTGCTGTGCATGAAGAGGGTTCCACTGACTGTGGCCCGGCATATCATGTGCCGCCCATACCCGCAGAGGACGACCCTTCGGAAAACGGAACTCAAGACGCGCCTGCCAATCAGCGGTCAATGTACCAGGGACCTTGAGCCACTCAATCGGATCCACGTCATTCGGTAACCACATATCATGATTACCCTTGACCAGAAGACACCAATCCGTAGCCGTCAATAACCACTGAACCAATTGCCAGGACTGCTTGGCAGAAGTCTCCTGTGAAGCCCATAACCTCGATAGCCGGCCTACCCAGTTGTTACTCGCATCCCCAAGACTCGCCGCATACATACCCTCCGTCTTGTTGATTGTATCAATATCCCTGCGTAAACAAGGCCAGTTGCACCCGTTGTCATCAACATGCGGGTCCCCCAAGAAGCTTATTGCCAAGGGACCCTCCCTGTTAAACGTGACAGGAAGCCACCCACGCTGCTCCATGGACCGCTGACGTTTCTTGAATCTCTTCGTTACATGGTCAACAAGATCAGTAACCTCCATGTCAGGAGACTCTGTGGCAGTAAAGGAATACTCCTCGCTACGCATCCAGGGTAAAACATACCCCGCCTGTTCAGCTTTCTTTACACGCCTGTAATAAGTGCGAAGGCTTATATTTAGTCGGGACGCTACAACCTGGACACTGGATGGTTGGTTGGGACCCCCTCTGCCGGATATATCCGTTGGAGGAGGACACCCCTCTTTGTATAACTCATCAATAACCTGAATAAGGCTCCTGATGTTGGGGTCTAAATCCGAGTTCATATGTTTCCCCTAATTGTGGACAAGGTATATAATACACTAACAACATTAAGGGAATTTCAGCACATGGCAGATGTCATATCCCTTGGAANCAAGCTAAAGGGACACAATAAAAAACCAGAAGAACCCACGGAACTTGCTTGTCCAAACTGTTCAGCAACAACTTTCTATATATTCCCAGACTCCATCGTCACATGCAGTACGTGTAAGTACATTATGGAACTGGTGGTTCCATATGGGACCCTGCGCCTGGAACCATAGACCCCGGACCAAAGATACAAACAATTATTTGTTCAAAACTCTTATTTCATCTACGTCTGAAAGAAGCCCGGCGGCGCCCGACCAAGTGGGGCGAGTTGAGGCCTCGCCGATTTTATCGGCAAGGCCTCGGAACCTTATTTCGTGGTCGGATATTTCTCCACCGTGCAATGAAAACCTTCAATATCGAAGATTTGAGATGCGGCGCGATCCGCCGATGTTTTGGTGGACCAACTTAATGCCTTCGGATTATCCCATCCTTCGACAAATGTCACTTCACCCATCGGATAACAATGGGCAGCGAATGGGTCAATTTTAGATACAAACTCACTCGTTCCACCAAGTCTGATTTTATACATGAGTTCTACCTTTCTATAAGAACGGGGAGTGGCACAATGCCACTCCCCAAGGGTGCTACTTAATTAAGTGTGNTTATCTGATCAACACCAAACTTGCGCCATTTTGGCACTTCGTAACCGCCACCCTTACGCATTTTGAAAGTGACGGCATGAGTGCCGTTGGTAAGGTTGTTGTTGTTATTTTTGGCAGTCGTTTCTAATTCTGTCACCATTGCGTCACACTCTTTTTTAAGCTTCCGCATTTGTCTATCAAGCTTGCGTGATTTTTCTGTCTTCTTGGCCAACTCGCTAAGTAAATCAGATTGTACGTCAGTCAGGCTCGTCATTGCTTTCTCACTTTCTGTGTTGTTATCAACTAACCTCAAGAGGTTATCATGGGATACCGTGGGAAGTCAACCATTCCACCATAAAAAACTGCAGTTTCTCAAAAGTTTTTCTCAACGACCACAGTGAACACTGGGCGAAAATTTCGCCCAGTGTTCAACAATCACAGCGAGGAGCTCCGCCGAAGGTCTTGGCCGATCAGGCAAATGTTCCTTACTATACGTCTACACGTATAGTAGGCGCGGCGACCTCAAGCCAAGTTAGTCCCGACCCGACCCGACCCGACCCGACCCGACCCGACCCGAACATAAAGAAAGGGCGACCCG